GATAAGTTCCAAAGTGTTTTAAAAGAACTGGACAATCTTGATTCAAATAATGAATATGGAGTAAATATCTGGAATCCTTGGACATCTTCTAATGATAAAAACTTTATTTATGGTGAAACAAAAACATTTGATATTAATGCAATAAATAGTTTAGGTGGCAAAGTTGGAGAAAAAAGCAAGTATGTTTATGATGCAATAACAACTACTCTTTATAATGTTTGCAAAGATTATGCTACTTCCCTAGGAGATTTTGATGAGCCAAGACTTTTTCCAACATTTAATATAAAAAAATATAACACTGGAATGGGAATGGGAGCCCACTTTGATCAACTAGACGGAGACAAAACCCTAAGATATTCTCTTGTAATGTATTTAAATGATGATTGTGAAGGTGGAGAAATATCTTTTCAATTAAAAGATTACAATGGTGGATGGACAAGTGCTGATGGTTTTTCTAAAGGTGTAGCACCAGCAGTAGATTTAGACTATGATGTATCTGTTGCAAGCGGAGCAATTGATTTTGGATTAAAGCCAAAAGCAAACAGTGTTATAATTTTTCCAGCATTTCCTCCATATTTTCATACAGCACATATTGTAAAGTCTGGCTTTAAATATATGGTGCCTGGACACTGGATTCATAATGGAATGGATCTGAATAAATCTAACGGTATGTAGATGAAGACAGCAATAGTCACAGGTGCCAGCAAGGGTGTTGGATATGCAACTGTTAAACGATTATCTGAAAATGGATACAGAGTTATTGCTGTTTCAAGAGACCTTTCTAAAGTATCTGAACTTGTATCTGATAATGTTGAAGTATATAGCCTAGATATTACAGACTCTAAAGCAATACAGGTATTTTTTGAAAAATATAAAGATATCACCTTAGACCTATTGGTTAATAATGCAGGTGGAGGGTCTGGACCAACTCATATTATAAATGAAACCCCAGAAAACTTTAGAAAGTCTTATGACATAAATGTCACTGGCCCTATGTATCTATCTCAGCTATTTGTTCCTTGTATGGAAAGATCAGAGTCTCCAACTATTATTTTTATAACTTCCTTTGGTGGAAAAATACCATATCGTGGTGGAGGCAATTATACAAATGCCAAAAGAGGACAGAGAGGTTTAATAGATACAATGAGGCTAGAGTTCCCTCAGTTTGGAATTAAGATTACAGAAATCTGTCCAGCAACCATTGATACTCAAAAAGAAAAAAGGGATAATGCTTTAACTGCAGAAGATTTATCAGAAGCAATTTTTTGGGTTGGATCTTTACCAAAGCATCTAAATATTAATCAAATAGAGATGTGTCATATAAATAGTAGCAAGTTTGGCTAGTTAACTAAAACTACAGACAGCATTGCATATAGCAAAGCTATAACCTTAAACTACATCTTAATAGAATAAAAATGAGCGTGTTTTTGTTTTTAAATCTATGATATACTTAACACTACTTCAGAAAACATGAAGTGCTCACTTAATTTTACTTTGAAAGGTACATAAATGTCAGAAAGCGTATTCTCATTCCGTCTATCAGAGGACTTTGTAAACAAGTACTCTACTATCCCAGCACCATTTGGATTCTCAGATGCTGGATCTAACTCGTTGGGAGAGATTACATTTATTCGTACTTATTCTCGTGTTAAAGAAGATGGAACAAAAGAGCGCTGGCATGAAGTATGCCGTCGTGTAATTGAGGGTATGTATTCAGTTCAGAAAAACCATGCAAAAGATAACCGTCTTCCATGGAATGATAATAAATCACAGAAGTCAGCTCAAGAAGCATTCCAAAGAATGTTTGAACTAAAGTGGACACCACCAGGACGTGGCCTATGGGCATTTGGAACTCCAATGACTATGGAGAAGCGCAACTCAGCTTCCCTTCAAAACTGTGCAATGGTTTCTACTCGTGATATTGATCGTAATGACCCAGGTGCTCTATTTGCCTGGGTAATGGATGCATTAATGCTGGGCATTGGAGTTGGATTTGATACCCTTGGACAAGACAAGCAGATGCCTATTTATGCTCCTACTGAGCCAGAATCAATCTATGAAATTCCAGATACTCGTGAAGGATGGGTTGAATCAGTTCGTCTTTTGATTAACTCATTCCTACGCCAAAACCAATCAATTCAGCAATTTAGCTATGATCTTATCCGTCCTCTAGGAGCCCCTATTAAGGGCTTTGGAGGCGTTGCAAGCGGTCCAGCACCACTTATTGATCTCCATACACGCATTCGTAATGTAATTGGTTCTAGGGCAGGTGAAGCCCTTGACAGCCGTGCTATTGTAGATATCATAAATCTTATTGGTACCTGCGTTGTTTCTGGAAATGTTCGTCGTTCTGCCACCCTTGCTCTTGGTACACCAGAAGATGATGGTTTTATTAATCTTAAGAATCCAGAAGTATTTCCTGAAAGAAATTCATATGATCCAGAAAAACCAGGTTGGGCATGGATGTCTAACAATTCTATTTCAGCAACAGTTGGAACAAAGTATGAAGATTATGTAGATTTAATTGCAGACAATGGAGAGCCAGGTTTTATCTGGCTTGATGTTGCTCGCAGTTATGGCCGTCTTGCAGATACTCCTGATTATAAGGACACTCGCATTATGGGCTTCAATCCTTGTGCGGAGCAGCCATTGGAATCGTACGAACTTTGTACACTTGTAGAAGTGCACTTAAATCGTCATGATTCTAAGGAGGACTTCCTCAAGACATTGAAGTTTGCATATCTTTATGGAAAGACTGTAACACTTATGCCAACTCATTGGCAACAAACAAACGGTATCATGCAGAGAAATCGTCGCATTGGAACATCTCTTACAGGTATTGCTGCATTTGCTGATGAGCATGGTCTTCCAACAACTCGTGAGTGGATGGATGAAGGATACAACAAGATCCGTCATTATGATCACAAGTATTCAGAATGGCTATGTGTTCGTGAATCGGTTCGTGTAACAACTGTTAAGCCATCAGGATCAGTATCACTTCTTTCTGGTGCCACACCTGGAGTTCACTGGGGACCTGGTGGAGAGTTCTATCTTCGTGCTATTCGTTTTGGAAATACTGATCCAATGCTTCATTTGTTTAAAGCAGCGGGATATAAGATTGAACCAGACCTAGTATCAGCAAATACACAAGTAGTTTATTTCCCAGTTGCATCAGGGCATAGACGTGCTGAGAAGCAGGTAAGCTTGTTTGAAAAGATTGGTTTGGCAGCAACTGCTCAGAAGTATTGGTCAGACAATGGTGTTTCTGTAACACTCTCATTTGATAAGGAAACTGAAAAGCAGTTCGTTGCTCCAGCACTTAATATGTATGAGGGCCAGCTTAAGGCAGTTTCATTCCTTCCAATGGGAAATAAGACATACCCTCAGCAACCATATAGTGAAATCACAAGAGAAGAATATAATGCATATGTTGGCAAGATTGGCAAGATTGACTGGTCTGCTATCTATGATGGTGTAGAAAATCTTGAGGCTGAAGGCGAAGCATACTGCAGCACAGATGCCTGTGAGATTAAACTGTATTAATGGTTAAGGGTAGTTCACTTTAACATCATTATGGTATACTTATGGTTATGAGTACAACAAATAATCCGCTAATTAATCAAAAGACTGGCTTGCCTATTGTGGGTAATGTCAGAAAAAAGGTCATTGAGAAGAACTATGATTGGGGCCTATATGTTTATAAAAAGGCTTCTGGAAAGTGGTTTACGGACGGCGACGGTAATGTTTTAAACATTGAATCAATGCGTGGTGATATTGCCAAGATTACAGAACTAAAGAGTGCAGCAAGACACTATGGAGATCCTGGAGATGGTGACGCAGTATTTGTTCCAGGACTAACCAGGATTACTGAAGAAGAACACTCAGAGCAACTTGATCGTATGGTTAATGGTTTGATTCCATCAAGAAATGATTTAGGTGCATGGCATGCAGCACAACAGACTCTTAAGACTCACGGGAAAGAAGCATTTGATGAGTAATGACCAAGACTATACATATATTTCTGCCAGCTTAAATACACAAGAAGAAAAAGATAATCCATTTAAAGAACAAGATCCATTCAATAAGTCTTGGGACATTCTAAAAGATTATTCTGGACTAGATCAAAACTTTCGTAGAAGAACTGCAAGAAATATTGGCAAAGCCCTAGACATAAATAATACAGCATATCTTGACTCAGCAAATGCAACTCCTGCAGGTGTAGATGCGGGATCAAAAGCTATAAATCCTGGTACTGTATATCGCAATGGCTATGGAATCTATGATGTAATTACTCCACCATACAATCTTTATGAACTTGCAAATTTTTATGACACATCATTTGCTAACCATGCTGCTATTGATGCTAAGGTAGCTAATATTGTTGGACTTGGTTATTCATTTGAAGTAACAGATCGTACAATGCTAAGTCTTGAAAATAAAGATGACGAGTTAGCAGTTGGTCGTGCTCGTAAGCGTATTGAAAGAATGAAGCTTGAAATGCGTGATTGGCTAGAAAATCTTAATGACGATGATTCTTTTACTAAGACAATGGAAAAGGTTTACACAGATGTTGAGTCTACTGGAAATGGATATATTGAAGTAGGTCGCACTGTTAACGGAGATATTGGATATATTGGCCACATCCCTTCAACTACTGTTCGCATCCGTCGTTTACGTGATGGATACATGCAAATTATTGGACAAAAGATTGTTTACTTTAGAAACTTTGGTGCAAGAAATGTTAACCCAGTAACAGATGATCCACGTCCAAATGAAATTATTCATATTAAAGAATATTCTCCATTAAATACATATTATGGAATCCCTGATATTATTGCAGCACTACCGTCATTGATTGGCGATCAACTTGCATCACAATATAATATTGATTATTTTGAGAACAAGGCTGTTCCAAGATATGTCGTAACACTCAAGGGTGCAAAGCTATCTGGAGAAGCAGAAGACAAGATGTTCCGATTCTTGCAGACAGGACTAAAAGCTCAGTCACACAGAACTCTTTACATACCACTTCCTGGCGACACAGATCAAAATAAAGTTGAGTTTGATATGAAGCCAATTGAGAATGGCATTCAGGATGGATCGTTTAAAGAGTACCGCAAGCAAAATCGTGATGATATTCTTGTTGCACATCAGGTTCCAATTTCAAAACTTGGCGGTACTGATTCAGCAGCAATCGCAGCATCAATTGCACAGGATAGAACATTTAAAGAGCAGGTATCTCGTCCAGCACAAGGACACCTGAAT